CAGATTAGTTTAAAAGGTGCAGATAAATCACCAGACAATTTACGAGGAGTAGGATTAGACTTCTTACTGTTAGATGAGTATGCAGATATACCAGTTGAAGCTTGGACAGAAGTTCTAAGACCAACTATTTCAGATAAGCACGTTACAGGAAATGTATTGTTTATAGGAACACCTAGAGGATTTGGTAACTGGTCTTATGAGATATATCAAAAAGGTTTAGGAGATGACCCTGAATGGAAGTCATTTAAGTACACTACATTAGATGGTGGTCAAGTTGATGCAGAAGAAATAGAACAAGCAAAAAAAGATTTAGATGAACGTACATTTAGACAAGAATACTTAGCTTCATTTGAAACATACTCAGGTGTTGTTTATTACAACTTTGATAGAGAATTAAACGTGCAAGAATGTAAATACGACAAAGATGCTATTATTCATATTGGATTGGACTTTAACATAGACCCAATGTCAGCTTGTCTATTCCATGTTAAGAATGGTATTGCTCATGTATTTGATGAGATAGTTATTTATAGTTCTAATACTGATGAATTTATTGATGAATTATTATCTAGGTACAATAAATCTAAAATGATTGTTTACCCTGACCCAGCTTCAAGACAACGTAAAACTTCTGCTGGTGGTCGCACCGATCTAACTATCTTGCAAAATGCAGGTTTAAATGTTAAAGCTAAATCTACTCATGCTTTAGTTAGAGATAGAGTTAATTCTGTGAACAGTAAACTAAAAGCATTTGATGGAAAGAGAAGTATTTTTATTAATCCTTCTTGCAAAACACTAATTAATAGCTTAATGAAACAAGTTTATAAAGAAGGTACAAATCAACCTGAAAAGAACAATGGCTACGATCACATGACTGACGCACTAGGTTACGCAATAGAATACATTTTCCCAATTACTTCAAACTTACCTAAATCAGAACCAAAGAGATTTTCATAATGGCTTACACAAGAAAACAAATAGAACAGCAACATTCACAATACAAAGGTATGATGCCTAGATGGGAATATTTCATCAGATCATATTTAGGTGGCAAAGAATATCAAGATGGAAAGTTCTTACAAGAATACCAATTAGAATTAGAATCAGAATACTTTAAAAGACTTGCTTACACACCACTAGACAATCATGCTAGAAACGTAATTGATATTTATTCATCATTTCTATTTAGAGTTCCACCAACTAGAGAACTTGGAACATTACAAGACGACCCATCAGTAGATCAATTCTTAGATGATGCAGATTATGAAGGTAGAACATTTGATGCTCTAATGAGAGAAGTACAAAACTATGCTTCTGTTTATGGACATTGTTGGATTCTCGTGGATAAACCATCTACGAATGTAATGACTAGAGGAGAAGAACTAGAACAAAACATTAGACCATATTTAAACGTATATACTCCTGAGAACGTATTAGACTGGAAGTATGCAAGATCACCAAATGGATATTACTATTTAGAATATTTAAAGATTAGAGAATCTATTGAAGATGACAAAGAATGTTATAAGATTTGGTACGAAGATAAAATAGACACAGTATTTTTACCAACATCAAATAGAGATGAACCAGTTTTAGTAGAGTCAGTTCCTAATCCTATTGGAAAGATTCCTGCTGTTATTTTATACAATCAAAGATCACCTATGAGAGGTTTAGGAGTTTCTGATTTAACTGACATAGCTGATTTACAAAAATCTATTTACAATGAACTATCTGAGATTGAACAAATTATTAGAATATCAAATCACCCAAGCTTAGTTAAGACAAGAGATACTGAAGCAGTCGGTGGTGCAGGTTCTATTATAGAAATTCCTGATAACATTGATGCTAATTTAAAACCTTATATCTTACAACCAAGTGGAAGCAATTTAGATGGAGTATTAAAATCAATCGCACACAAAGTAGAATCAATTAATAGATTATCTCATGTAGGTTCTATAAGAGCAACTGGTGAGAGAGTACAATCTGGTATTGCACTAAGAACTGAATTTCAATTACTAAATGCTAGACTTGCACAAAAAGCAAAACTAATGGAACTTGCTGAAGAACAAATTTGGAGACTATTTGCACTATGGCAAGAGACAGTATTTGATGGAGAAATTATGTACCCTACTTCATTTGACATTAGAGATTGGGCAACTGATTTAGAATTATTACAACAAGCAAAAGCTTCTAACATTAAATCAACTACATTCACTAAAGAACTAGATAAACAAATAGCTAGAACTGTAATTGATAATGATGAAACTTTAGTAGTAATAGATCAAGAGATTGAAGATAACACTCAGGCACTTGGAGAGTTTAGACCACAACCAATAACATTACCTACAATTTAATGTGGCACAAGATTTATTACAGCAACTTCAAAGCATAAGAGAAAAATCAGTAGATTCTTTACAAGCACAACATCAAAGATTATTAAACGATACTTTAAGAACTTTAGAACAAAGAGTTATAGCAACAGTATCAGAACTTCCTATTCAAGATGGTGCTTTATTTAATACAAGACTTGCGATTGAGATAAGACCAAAACTACAACAAGCAATAGAAGAACTTTACTTAGCAAGAGTTCAAACATTTATAAATGACTACGATCAAATTGCAGGAACTATTGTAGCAACTTATGGTAAGCTTCCTATTCCTGCCGAGTTCAAACAAATAACTGAAGCTGACTTAGTAACTATCCAACAACTAAAGAAGATTGCATTTACACAATTTCAAAACTTAGCTACCGAGTTCACTAACACATTAGCACAAGAAGTATTCCAATCTACATTAGTAGGTAAACCTTTTGCAGAAGTAGTTGAAACTATGAGAGCAAAAATAAATGGTATCTATCAACAAGCAGATACTAAGAAGCAACAAGAACTTGTGGACTTCGTACAGAAACAAAGAATCGCTGGTAAGACAAACACAGAAGAATTTAAAACAGCAGTAGATGAACTTAAACAAACTTATGGTTCAACAGTTACAGGAGATAACTTAGCAAGTTATTCAGGTCAAATAGTACAAGATGCTTTAATGGGATTTGATGGACAGTTCGCAAAGTTTAGAGCAGATGAATTAGGTTTAACTAGCTATGTTTATTATGGTTCAATCATTAGAGACAGTAGAGATTTCTGCGTAGAACACGCAAACAAAGTATTTACAGAAGAAGAAGCTAGAGAATTATGGCAGAATGATTGGCAAGGTAAATCTGGTAGCGACCCATTTATTGATAGAGGTGGATATAATTGTCGTCATCATTGGCAACCAGTAGATACTGATTGGGGTACTGTTAAAGAAGATGGTACTTTTGAATACACAATAGATTAGAACATTTTAGCAACAACTTTGTTGCATTTTTACAATTATCTTGATAATTGACAATTATAACAATATAGAAGGAGAACAAACAATGAACGACAAAGTAAAAGAGTCGGTTGAGAATACAGCATCTCAAGACAATGCTGGAGTAGAAGTTTCAACAAATCAAGAAATTGAAAATAAAGTTTTTACTGCCGATCAGTTAGAACAAATAGTTCAAAGAAGATTAGATAGATATAAAAAATCTGTTTCTAATAAACTTGATGGAATAGACATTGAAGAAGCTAAGAAGTTACTTCAAGAGAAAAAAGAAAAGGAACTAGAAATCGCTAAACAACGTGGCGAGTTTGATAAAGTTCTGAAGGAAACAGTATCAAAAAAGGATTCAAAAATTCAATCGTTGGAGACTGAATTAAAAAGGATTCGTATAGACGAAACTTTAGTCAATGTAGCTAGTGGAATGAAAGCTGTTAAACCAGCAGAAGTTAAACAACTACTAAGATCAAATGTTAGACTTAACGAACAAGGTTCTGTTGAAGTTATCAATGAAGATGGAACTCCTAGATATTCAGACAAAGGTGAACCAATGTCAGTTAATGAATTGGTAGCCGAATATTTAAAAAACAACCCACATCATGTTTCCTCTACACCAAGTGGTGCAGGAAGCAGAAGTCAAGTTGGTGGTGCTACTCCAAAGCAAATAAGTATTGGTGATCTTGATTTAAGTAATCCTAATGATAGAAAATTATATTCTGACATGAGGAAACAACGAGAGCAAGGTATATTTAAAATGAAAATAACTAACAACAATAACAAACTATAAAAAACTATGGCAAACGAAACAACAAGTTCAACTTTAAGTGAACTATTTACGAATATAACTCAAGAAGCTATATTCACATTCCAAGAAACTTCAGTTATGAGACCACTTGTAACTACTTACCCAATAAGTGGTTCAGG